GTTTGGTTTGAACTTCAATACTTCAACAACTACCGAAGGTAGAGCACAGCAAGAGATTTATGCAATTGTTAGGGGTAACGAGTACGACTATAAGTCGGCAAACCTAATTCGTGCACGTGAAGAACAACAAAAATTTAGGTCACAATTAAGAGATGGTGTAAGGCGTTTCATTGAAGAAAATAATCGCCCACCAGCGTCTTATGAATTAGACAATATCGCCTTTAATGTACAGCAAACCATCGTAGATCGTTTGTTAAAAGATGGCGTTCTTGAGCCACCTGAAGATAGCGGTGAGAAATAATGGAACAGGACATTGAATTATTAAAAGGTGGTCTGCTTTCTAAAACAGACTTCATCGCTAATTACGGTGAGGAAGCGTACAACGCAGCCATCGGTGTAGTTGTTGAACCACAACCTGAGACACCAACACCACAAGTACAGCCTGATGAAGAACAAACATTCTTTGATAGAGCTTTGGATACAATTCAGACAATCGGCGAAGGTGCGGTTGATGTAGGCCAAGGTGTTATAACTGGTGCTGGACAAGCTGTTGGCGAATTTGCTGATACAGTGAATAGTGCTGGTGAAGTTATTGAAGAAGCTCTTGGAACTGGTCGGTTAGTCTGGGAAGACTCAGATGGGGATGGTAAGACAGACATGTTACCATCTTATTGGGACCGAGAGAAGGTTAAGGCAAACCAAGCACAACTCAAGCAAGACGCAATCACTAACGCTGTTAGCCAAGTTGATGATGTAATCAACGATTATATACCAGAACCAGATACAATGGTTGGTGGTATGGCTGAAGGTATCTCACAGTTCCTTACGGGATTTGTTGCACTCGGTGGTGCCCGTACATTTGCGGGTGCAATGATTAAAGGTGGTATCGTTGATGCTACTGTGTTTGACCCCTACGAGGGAAACCTATCAAGCTTCGTAGAAGAATTTCCACACCTTCGTAACCCAGTTACGCAAGCCCTAGCAATCGACCCTAACGACCCAGAGTATTACAACCGTGCAAAGAATGCATTGGAAGGTGGTGCTACAGGTGCAGTCCTAGAAGGGCTTATCCGAGGTGTTAAGTTTGTTGCACTAAGTCGTAAGGCAAACACTGAGATTAAAGACCTTGGACAGATTTCTGATGAAACTGCAGAACAGCTTGATGAAGCTCATCGTGACGTACTGGAACTTGAAGAAGCCCAGCGCGTTGATAACAAGCTACAGGCTAGGCCTGATGGAACCTTCGAGGCACCTGATGGAATGGTTTACAAACCAGAAGGTGAGAAACTAGTCGGCATAGACACTGTTAAGCCACTAGACGAAGTTCCAGTGGTAGGAGAAGCAAGTCAACTACCACAACCAACCTTACGTGAACAGGGTGAAGCCCTAGCGGCACAAGTTGAAGACGTAAAGGTTTCTGTCAAACCTAAGATTGAACTTATCGATACTGATGCGATGCAAAAAGCTATGGCCCGTTCTATTGAAATGGGTGACTTTGAACTTCGTAACATTGATGAAAGTGGTTGGTTTAATCTAGGTCGCATGGAAGGACCAGTTGAGGCTGCAAAAGTTATTGACTCAATGCAAGAAGTCCTAATGGGTTCTCGCGGTGCAAAGGCAATGGGTCTTACCCAGCCAGAAACACACGAACAGGTAGTCAAGCAGTCACTAAAGTTTCTAGCAGAAAACACAGGAACTGACGTTAATAAGATTATTCGTGACTTAGGTGTTACGGAAAGTGTTTCACGTGATATGGCGGCACGTATTGTGGCTGGTAAGGTCGCACTACAATCTACAGGCCGTGAGATTTCAGCGTTTGCTAAGAAGGTCCAAGCTGCAGAAGCAGATGGAACTTTAAACAAACAGATGGAAACACAGCTTATTAATCTAATGCAGATGCATGTAGAACTTCAGGCGAATGTAAAGGGACTACAGACAGCGGCAGCACGTGCAACATCTGCAGGTCGTATTGCGACAGCGGATACTCTCACAGGTGATACGCTTGATGTTCTTTCAGCGTTTGGTGGTTCAAAGCGCGTCCGTAACTTAGCTAAAGAATTGGCTAAAGTGAAAGACGATGCGGTGCTATCTAAGACTATTAAGAAAGCTGTAGATCGTAAGTTTCTTCGCGTTCTAAACGAATACTGGATTAACTCTATTCTATCTGGTCCAACTACTCACGCTCTTAACATGACAGCTAACACGTTCAACATGTTGATAAGACCTGTGGAACGTGCTGGTGGTGCGCTAATTAATGGTGACACTAAGGAGATGAAGTCTGCCGCACGTACTTACTATTACATGTTTTACAACATGAGTGATGCGTTGAAAATGGCAGCTAAGTCTGGATGGAACCAACGACCTATTCTGGATGAAAGTGTTAAGTTTGATAATGTAATCGACGGTAGCACCCAACGTGCAATATCATCTGAGTTCTTAGGATTTGGTGGTAGCACAATGGATATCGTGGGTAAGGCTCTAACGGTTCCCTCTCGAATGCTAGGAACAGAAGATGAGTTCTTTAAGCAACTAGCATATCGCTCGTCCCTTCAGGCGCGTCTAGTGACTGACGCTGCTTATATGTCTATCGATGACATTAAGAAAGCTGGTTACAACACTCGCGATGAATGGGTTAAAGGTGAGTTTGACAAAGCATTTACATCTAAGATTGATGCCGAAGAGCAATACCAAGAAGCTGTTATGATGGGTAAAATCCAAGAGGACGATAAGGTCAAAGAAGAGTTTATTCGTCAAGCCTTGGGTAGCACAAAGAAGGGTAATAAGTATGCTGAATCCGCTTTGTTTGAAGCGCGTAGTACGACTTTTACAAACCCACTCAAAGAAGATACTCTATCATACGACATTCAGGTTTTAGCAAACAAGCATCCGTTCTTACGTCAAATCATACCTTTTATCCAAACACCTATGAATATCATGGGGCAAGCTTGGGATAGAACACCTCTATTCAACCGTTTGCGTAAGCAATACAAAGCAGAGTTAAACTCATCAGACCCTGCAATCGTTGCACAGGCTAAAGGTAAAATGGCTATGGGTGTACTTATTTACGGTACACTAGGTTGGTTGGCTGTCGAAGGTCGCATCACAGGCGGTGGACCTACAGACCCTAAACGTGCAGCGTTATGGCGTAACTCACCTAATTGGCAACCTTATTCAATTAACTTTGGAACTAAGGAAAAACCATACTGGGTAAGCTATGCACGTATGGACCCTTGGACAACTGCGTTTGGTATTGTTGGTGATATGGTCGAGATGTATGAAATCGGTCAAATGGCTGACTCTGATGGGGCAGACATTGCGTCTATGTTCATTGCGGCTGTTGGTAACAACATTGTATCTAAAACATATCTACAGGGTATTGCAGATACTGTAGACCTAATGAACGCTAAAGACAGCCCTTGGGAAGTTGGTAACTTCTTTAATAGACGTATGGCTTCACTGATGCCTTTCTCTAGCCTAACAAACCAAGTAGGTAACCTTCAAGATGACTACATGCGAGAAGCTCGTGGGTATGTTGACACCTTAAAGAAACAAAACGGAGCGCTGCGTTCTGAACTACCTATCAAATTTGATTGGGTAACAGGGCAACCATTAGACACACCAGACACATTTGGTCCTCTATTTCACATCACTACAAAAGGTGTTGAGAAAAAGGATGAGGGGGCTGCAGTTATTTATGATGAACTTCGTAAACTTGGTGTGCGCTTTGAAGGTGCACGGCGTAAGGTCGGGGGTGTTCAGCTTACGGCAGAACAGTATCAACGTTGGAATGAACTGATTGGTACTGAGAAACGTGGGCGCAAAACTCTTCAGGAACGTTTAATAAAAACAATTAACTCTGAACGGTATAATAAAGATGGTGATGATTATAACTTAGTTACACCATCAGAAAGCCACCGAGTTGCCTTGATTAACAAGGAAATTAAAAAGTATCGAGAACGTGCTTTAGATATACTCAAACGAGAGTACCCTGTAATTCGAGAGCAAATGAGAGCTTACGATAGGTTTGTTCAAGATACACGGAGAGGCCGTGAAGCAGAACGACCAGAAATCAATCTTGACAATTTAGAATAACAACCACGGCCCCCTTATGGGGGTCTTTTATTTTTAGGAGATATTAATGGCGGTATCCATTGTTACCTATATTGGCGATGGTTCTACAACTTCTTATGCCATAACCTTCGATTACATAAGCCGTGATGACGTGGTTGTTACAGTTGATGAACAAACCGCGCTTTTTACTTTTGTAAACGACACAACAATTAACCTTAACGCAGCCCCAACTAGTGGGGCAGTTATTGAGATTAGACGGGTTACACCAGCAAACCCTCTAGTTGACTTCACAGACGGTTCGACGCTGTTTGAGTCTGACCTAGACCTTGCTCACCAACAGTCACGTTATCTTTCAGAGGAAGCCCGTGACATTGCAGATGACGCTAAGACAACTGTAGACGCAAACATTGAGGACATCACAACTCTAGCAGATATTGCAAGTTCTGTGTCTGCAGTTGCAAATATTGCACAAGACGTATCAAATGTAGCAAGTAATAACACAAATGTAACTATAGTTGCTGGGGATACTGCGGATATTAATGCTCTTGGACCAATATCTGCAGACATACAGACACTAGCTGATATCCAAGATGGTACTGTAGCGACTAGTGCTATTACTAACGTGTCTAGTATTTCTGGTAACGTAAACACAGTTGCTAATTCAATAAACTCAGTAAACAAAGTTGCTTCATATTGGAGTGAAGTTAACTCGGTCGGAGACAATATTGGTGATGTTCAGACACTTGCTGATATTGAGGATGGAACAGTAGCCACAAATGCACTGTCGAACCTAGCTTATAATCTAGGGACAATACAGACTGTTGGTGGTAATATAACAAACCTACAAGTTATTGCGGGTAGCATAAGTAATATTAACTTAAACGCTTCGAATATATCCGATATTAACACTGTTGCAGGTATTCATCCACAAATTGCTGCCGTTGGTTCTCAACCGCTACAGGGTCAGATTGTTAACGTTGATAGTATTAGTTCTGATATTAGTAACGTATCCGCTGTTAGGTCTGCGGTAAGTAATGTAAGTGCCTCTATCAACTCTGGTATCCTACAAAACATCGATACAAACCTTAGTTCTATCACAAACGTTAACTCTAACATATTAGCTATTCAGTCGGTTAATAATAACCTTACTGATATAACACAGGTAGCCACTGATAGCTCTGTTATAAGTGCTGTAGCTGCTATTAATACCGATGTTACTACCGTATCGGGTATCTCTGGAAACGTAACTACTGTTGCAGGTGTTGCTTCGATTATTCCTACGGTAGCTGGCATTAGCACTGACGTATCCACAGTCTCAGGAATATCGGGTAACGTAACCACAGTAGCTGGTGTTAGTACGGATGTTACTACAGTAGCTGGTATTTCTACGGATGTTACTACAGTGGCTACTAACAACGCTAATGTAACGACTGTTGCAGGTATCAGTCCTAACGTCACCACGGTGGCGGGTATTGCTTCTGACGTAACTACAGTAGCTTCTAATAGTGCTGTTATTAATACAGTTGCTACAGCTATCACAGACGTTTCTACAGTGTCTGCAGATATTGCTTCTGTTATTACTGCAGCTAATGACTTGAACGAGGCTGTCTCAGAGATTGAGACTGTAGCTGCCTCTATTGCGAATGTAGACCTTGTTGGCGCAGACATTACTAATGTCAACACTGTAGCAACAGACATCTCTAATGTTAATACGACTGCAGGTTCTATTGCTAATATTAACACAGTATCTGGTTCGATTGCTAACGTAAATACTGTAGCAACCAATATCCTAGATGTTAACACTGTAGCAGGTATCTCTTCAGATGTAACCACAGTTGCTGCAGACGGTACGGACATTGGTACAGTGGCAACTAATATTACTGACGTTAATACTGTTGCAGGTGACATCAGTAACGTGAACACAGTTGCTACAAACATTAGCAGTGTTAATGACTTCTTTAATGTTTACCGTATAGGATCAACAGACCCTACAACTAGCCTAGACACTGGTGATCTGTTCTATAACACTACTACTGGCACACTTAAGGT